GCTAGACTAACGGAAATCGTCGTCCGTGATGGTAGGTAACCCGCTGCTGTTTAGACTCCGCAGGGAGAGTAACCAATGTCTTACACTAAAATCATTCCCAACTGGGTGGATTGTTCTAGAGAATTCAAGTATTCTTGGTCCGCTTCCGCACCTGTTTTCCAACAGGTCGGAGGGTTCACGACACTTGCTACTCTGTCAATTCCAACCACCAAGACTGGTTCTAAGGTAGACGGTTGGCGGAAAAAGATCCGAGATGGAGCTAACGCGACATCTGGGTATTCTCGATCCGGTTCTTTCCTTGTTAGTAGTGAGCCAGGAGAGGCAGTGTTTACTGGTTCTTTCAAACACCAGACTTCTGTCTATCCTGCTGCTTACTCGGAGGGTTATTTGCCAACCAAGGAAACCGTGAAGGGATTCGCATCCCCGATGGTTATCCCTGGACATTTGGCAGTGTCCTCCGATAAAGCTAATGCAGCTGCGCTAACCGAGACCTATAAAAAGGTCTTGAAAGCGCAACGGCAACTGAACGGTTCTGCCGTTGTTGCCGAGTTTGCAGAGACTCTACATATGTTTGGTCGCCCCTTTAAATCCGTTGTTGATTTGACTCACAGGCATCTTAACCGTCTAACTAAAGAAAGACGGCGCCTGAAAGGTCCTACAGCTCGGAAGAAGGAAGATTGGGCAGATATTGTCTCTAGCACATACCTCGAATACGCTTTTGGTCTTGCGCCTTTGATTAACGATACAAAGGCTGTCGCCGAAGCGCTCGCTCGCTGGAATCTTGAAGGGCAAGAAGAAATTCTTGCACCCAAGAAGAAAGCGGTCGGGAGAGGATCTGACAAGAGCAGTTCTTCAACTATTCGAGCTTTTGGTTTTGATGTCCCAAGTCGATACCTCGCATTTCTGGAGGTAAAGAAGAAGACAACCGAAGCCAGAGCTCAGTATGTTGTTGGTTTATCTGCTACCCTTCAGGCTGATTTTCAGTCAAATGAGCGTCTCATCCAGCTACTCGGTTTCTCGCCGAGTGACTGGTTGCCGGGGCTTTATGAAGGTGTTCCGTGGTCTTGGCTGTTAGACTATTTCACCAATGTTGGCGATGTCCTTGAAGCTGCCTGTACTTCAACGGCTGATGTGAAGTGGATCTCCAAAACCCTCTCAACGAGGACAGAGGAAGAAACTTCCATCAACTGTGATACAAGCAAACTGAAGGTTTACGCGTCACAAGGGTGTCTTGGTCCAACTTACCGAGGACACGGCGGTCGGTTTAAGATCGTGACTCAATCGATGGTACGTACTTCAGAACCTAGTTTAGGGATTCCGCCGCTCGTTCTCGAATTTCCGAGCCGAGCGACTCAGTTCATAAACATGGCTGCTGTACTGATCCAACGAAAGAAAGCTATAACTTCTCTTTGGAAGTTTTAACCTTAAACCCGAGTCAGTTTGCTGACTCATTTCTTGGAGCCTAAAATGGCTTTTGCACCTTCGACCCCCGTTGCGGGGGCCACCCAAACCGGTCTGACGTCGCCTACTTACACGATTGCCGCGGATTCCAATCCGGACAACAACGGTAAGCAGTACTACGTCTCCGCGCTTGGAGGCACGCAAACGGGTGTGCTTGCACACTCGGTTGCTGCTCCTTTCACTCTCTCTATGTTCCGGCCCAAGGTCCTCAAGAACTTGGCTCCCGTGAATCCGGTGACTGGAGTGTTGCGCTCCGTTCCGATGAACACCTACAAGGTGATCGTTCGGAAAGGTGTGTTGCCGTTGGCGGGGCAGTCTCACAAGACTGCTGTGATCAAGACCGAACTGGATATTCCAGCCGGTGCAGATCTCGCTGACCCGCTGAGCTTGCGCGCCGCTATTTCCGCGCATATCGGACTGCTTACGCAGATCTCGAGTGCGATCGGTGATTCGGTGGTTACGGGAACTATTTAGCGCCCGTGACATGGGGGTTCCAACCCCCATCGTTGTAGGATTATTCCTACTGTTCAAGCTCTATGAGGCAATACGATGCGCAATTACGCAAGTCTTCGCTCTCTTCTCCACGAAGAACTGGGGTTACCTGAGACTCCTGATTACCCTATCTATTCTGATATGGATGATCGAGAGATCGCAGCTAGATCCCTGGCGTCTAGCTTTTATAAAAAGCTTGCTCCAAATGGTAATAGTAAAGTAGCTGATTCAAACGCGTTGGAGAAATTCCTAAGCGTTAATGAGAGCATACCTAACTGTCCGTTTGAGTTCAACGCCGACAACGAGGCCGAGTCCTGCTTCTGGGATTATTTTAAAGATAATCTTAGGCAGGTCTTCGAGCCTCACGTGTTCGGAGAGTCCTTTGATCTGGATTTTATCCGGGAGACCATGATGGTAGGTCCAGGAGCTGCCCAAAAGGCAGACTCTTCATATATGGTATCTAAACTCTTTGAGTCGACGATCTCATATATAGATAAAGACCTTATCAGAGTCTTTAGGGCTGCGGTTAGTCAGACTGACTTCTGGAACGAAGCTGAAAAGCTCCGTAATCAGAAGTTCGGTTTTACGGCCGTACGTGGATGCAAAATCTTCTTTGCGCCAAAGAACGCTGATATATCGCGAACTTGTGGCACTGAGCCTAGCTTGGAGATGTTATTCCAGAAGGCTATTAGTGCATTCCTAGAGAAACGGTGCGAAAGTTTTTTCGGCATAAGCCTTAAAACCCAGCCTGATTTTAACAGGAATTTCGCTCGACGCGGATCAATAGATGGATCTTTCGGGACCATCGATTTGACGAGTGCGAGTGATTACATTTCAGAGCAATTGTTTCGTGTTGTGATTCCTAATTGTCCGTTAAAGACAATGATGATGAGCACGCGAGATAAACTCGCCGTCCTCCCTGACGGTACTGAGGTTGCTTTGAAGATGATGTCTACTATGGGCAATGGTTATACCTTTGCTATGCAGACAGTAATCTTCGCGTCAGTGGTTCGAGCTGTGTACCATGTCATGGGTTTCCCATGCAATTGTCCTGAAACTCAGTTCGGAGTCTTCGGTGATGATATTATCGTACGCCGGGAGGCATACGAATTCACCGTTAAAATGCTCCATAAACTGGGATTTCGGGTGAACGTTGGTAAGTCGTTCAACACAGGTCAGTTCCGCGAGTCTTGTGGTCACGATTACTACGCCGGGAAGAATATTCGCGGCGTTTACATTCGTAGTCTAGAGACTCATCAGGAGGTGTATTCCGCCATTAACCGTCTTTCTAGATGGTCAGCTCGTCATGGTATAAAGATTACCCGTACGTTGCAGCTTTTGTTGTCATGGGTTCGGTTTATTCCGATCCCTCCTTCAGAAGTGGACGATGCGGGTGTCTGTGTACCGTGGAAGCTGAGCTCATCGACGAAAGTCAACAATAGCTATTGGTTTAAATACCGTTGCTATGTTGTAAAGCGGAAGATGAAAAAGGTAGCTGAGTGTGATGATGAAGGGGTGATAAATCCTTTCGGCATTGCGGTTGGTTATCTAGCGGAACACATCAGGCGACGTGAAACCTCTCTTGACTTAACCAGAGCACTCAAAATTGAGCTAAATCTAGCGGAAGGTAAACTTCCGTTCGAAGGCTTTTATGAGAATGCGAATGTCTCGTTACGAGGCAGAGCTGGTGAGAGGACACGGTACCGAATCTCTTCTAAGTCGCTACCTTATTGGGACTATCTTCCGCTGACTAAGCCGGTTGATAGTACCATACTCATAACGAATGAGTGGTGCGTCTACAAGAAGAGTGTCTCGCTTGATAGAGACAGCCATGGCGCGTGGGCCAGCGTCATGGCGGACGCGCTCCCCCGGTAGGGGGAGCGCGGGTGGCTCACCCCCAAAGGGTGAGTTTCTGGGTTGTGCA